GGGAGCCTTTCGTTGCTCCTCTTCAAAATGTATTTTATGAATACATTGAAAATTATATGAGTGATTGTAATATCACACCAAAGATGTTCCCACAACAATTTGCATTTGAACAATTCAGATTGAAGAGATATCTACCTAATGATGAAGATCATTTTGATGATCATGTAGATGTGGGTGACATGAATTCTGCAAGAAGATTCTTGGTATTCTTTTTATACCTTGATGATAACAAAGGTGGACATACGGAGTTTCCACAAAGTAGTGTATCAGTTCAACCAAAAACAGGTAGGATGTTAATGTTCCCACCAATGTGGACACATCTTCATGCTGGAAGAAAACCAATTGAAAAACCAAAATATATTATAGGAAGTTATTTACACTATGTCTGATATTAGAGAAAAGTATACCTTTGTTGAAAACAAAGACAAGAAGTGGACAGGTATTGGATTGACAGAAAAGGCAGGAAAATATCAAGGTGTTGTTTATCGTTATGGTAAAGTGAGTGTAAATGAGAACAAAGAAAAAACACAAGCCTCTTTACAATTTGAGTGGGATATGTTAGACTCCAATGGACTACCAAAAGAAATGATTGGAGATGATTTCTTTGAACTTGCTGGTAAGATATTAGAAGATATTATAAGACAACAACTAGATAAAGGTGAAATGCAATATGTCAACACAGACGATAGAACGGACAACTCTCAGTAACCTCGTTTACAATGAACCTTATGCTCGTAGGGTTCTTCCGTTTATCAAACCAGAGTATTTTTCTGACAGAACAGAACGAGTCGTATTTGAAGAAATCCATAACTTCATGGAGAAGTATGGAAATCAACCGACAAAAGAAACTTTGTCCATTGAACTGGACAATCGTAAGGACTTGTCTGATGAGGAGTTCAAGAAAGTCCTAGATGTTATCGGAACATTATCTGATGCAAAAGTTGATATGCAGTGGTTGGTTGATACTACTGAAAAGTTCTGTAAAGACAAAGCAGTTTACAATGCTATCCTAAATGGTATTCAAATCATTGAGGGTAAAGATAAGAAACAATCACCAGAAGCACTTCCATCTATTCTTTCTGAGGCACTTTCAGTTGGGTTTGATCAAACGGTTGGACACGACTATGTTGATGATGCAGAAAACCGATATGAGTTCTATCACAAGAAAGAAGAGAAACTTGAGTTTGACTTGGAATATTTCAACAAGATTACTAAAGGTGGACTTCCACAGAAAACTCTGAATATTGCACTTGCTGGAACTGGTGTTGGTAAATCATTGTTCATGTGTCACATGGCAGCATCGACACTGATGCAAGGTAAGAATGTTCTCTACATCACTTTAGAAATGGCAGAAGAACGAATTGCAGAAAGAATTGATGCAAACTTGATGAACATCACTATGGATGACTTGCATGAACTTCCTAAAAAGATGTTTACCGACCGTGTTGCAAAGATTCAACAAAAGACAAATGGTAAACTGATTATCAAAGAATATCCAACTGCATCTGCTCATAGTGGACACTTTCGTGCATTGGTAAAAGAACTTGCACTAAAGAAATCATTCAAACCAGATGTTATCTTTATTGACTATCTAAACATTTGTGCATCTTCTCGTTTCAAGGGAAATGCAAATGTTGGTTCGTATTTCTATATCAAGGCGATTGCAGAAGAACTGCGTGGACTTGCAGTAGAAAACAATCTACCAATCGTATCTGCTACACAGACAACTCGTGGTGGTTATGCAAACTCTGATGTTGGACTTGAGGACACATCTGAATCATTTGGTTTGCCTGCTACTGCTGACTTGATGTTTGCACTTATCTCTACAGAAGAACTAGAACAACTGAACCAGATTATGGTGAAACAGTTGAAGAATCGTTATAATGACCCAGGCTTGAACAAGAGGTTTGTTGTGGGTATTGATCGTGCAAGAATGAAACTATATGATTGTGAACAAGAGGCACAAGACGATATTATTGATTCTGGACAGGATGACACACCTGTTTTTGACAAGGGTCAGAACGCAAAATACGATAAATTCAACGATATCAAGTTCTAATAACAATTATTGACACAAAGTGGATACTATGATATTATAAATAGTATTGAAATTAACTTTGTGTAAATGGAACTTGTGTCAAATGAAAACATTCAAACAACACTCTATATCAGAGGCTTTCAACTATCCTATCAGAGATGAAGGTGATGTCGATTCCTTTGAAACCAAACAAGACAAAGACGCACTTAAAAAACTAGTATCCTTCCTCAATAGTAAGGGGTTGGAAGATATTCCTATTGCTGGTGGCGCAAATAAGATTAAAATCCGTGGCGCTAAAGATCAAGATACACAAAATCAAATCAAACAGTGGATAAAAGATAATACGCCAGAACTAACTGGTGTATCTTTTGGACAAGGCTCTATTGGTAAAGATGGTGTAAAAGTCAGTGAGAGCACACAAGAACTTATGGTTGCTGCTCTTGTTCTAAATAAGGTTACTGGTGGTTCTATCTCAGAAGCAGATGCAGTTGAGATGATTGACAATGCAAAAACACAGTTCAACAAGATTGATGGTGCTACTGCTCGTCCAGAATTGATGGATCAATTCAACGGTAACTTCAACGACCTCGCTACTGCAATTTCCTCATCAACTGCAATTCTAAAAGTTGCACCTAATCCTTCTAAAGTTTATTGGACAGGAAAAGGTTGGCATTCTGATATTGCAAAATACAACCCACCAGTTGGTGGAGTAAAAGATTACAACTCATCTGATATTGTTGTTAAATCAGATGGAGTGTTTCATGGGTTCTCACTCAAGAAGAAGGGTAGATCAACTGATACAGACCCTACTCTAATCAACAAACCAATTACAGGTAATGTTGGTATTCTCAAAGATATTCTAGGTGCAAAGAATGTTGAGTCTATTGAAAAGAGTAAACAACTATTCTTTGATTATGTTATTTTCAAACACTACAAGAAACCTGTAAAGAAATTATCAGACAAAGAAAAGAATGCACTGATTAAAGATATCTCACAGAAACAAATGGGTATCTATCTAAAGGACAGAAAGAATACATTCTTTAGAAGAGTGTTCCAAGTTCTGACTGCACATTCAGAAGAATTCACAAAGTCGTTCATCGAACTTCTGTTTAGAACAAAGATGAAAGATATCGAAGATGGTGGAGAGTTCAGATTCTATCTTTTAACTGGTATTGGTAAATTTGCAAAAGGAACTGTTAATGTTGAAGATGGTGTTCTTAATGATACACCACAAACAATCGAAGCACTTACAAAGATATTCAATTCAAATCTACAAATGAAACCTACGCCAGGCAAACTACAGGCGTGGGAAGATAAGGCAAATGCTGCTAAGGTATTCTTCTCTATCTTTAGTGATGGTGCAAGAATTATTGACCTTGAAATTAGATACAAAGGTAGTTACACTGCTAACCCACAATTCCAAGCAGTTGCTACAGCAGACTTTAAGAAGATTTTTAAATGATAGGATTTAAACAACATATTACAGAAGATAAAGGTGGAAAGAATCTACACCTAGAACACATTGAGGATGAAATCCTTAACTATGGTGTATCTGGTGGTAGAGCATCTATCAACTTTATTCAGTCACTAAGAGATATGCTTGCTGGTGCAAGTCGTAGTTCTGTAAACATGACTGTAAAGTGGGATGGTGCTCCAGCAATCTTTGCTGGTATTGACCCTTCTGATGGTAAGTTTTTCGTTGCAAAGAAATCAGTATTCAATGTAAATCCAAAACTATACAAGTCGGTTGCAGATATTGATGCAGATACATCTGGTGACTTGAACGCAAAATTCAAAGTTGCGTTTGAAGAGTTTCCTAAGTTGGGTATCAAAGGAGTTCTACAAGGTGACTTGATGTTTACTGATTTGGAAACTGATACAATTGATGGAATCAAATATTATACATTCCAACCAAACACAATTGTATATGCAGTTCCAGTAGATAGTGATTTTGGTAAGACTATCAAGAATTCAAAAATCGGAGTTGTATGGCATACGACATACGAGGGTGATGAACTACAATCTATGAAAGCAAAGTTTGGTGCTGATATCAGTAAGATGAATAAGACATCAACAGTCTGGATGGATGATGCAACATATAAAGATGTTGCTGGTAAAGCGACAATGACACAATCAGAAACAGATGCTGTTACTAAATCATTGTCTAATGCTGGTAAAATGTTTAGAGGTGTAAACTCACAGTTACTAACTAAGTTTCTAACTATTCAAAATAGTTTTACTGGTGACTTTGCTGGTGCATCACTTAAAACATACAACAACTCAAAGGTTCGTAAGGGTGAACGGATTAGTAATCCTAAATCACATGCTGCTGGTTATATCAAATGGGTTGAAGATGTGTTTAATAAAAAGATTGACAAATTAAAAACACCTGTTAAAAAGAAAGAAGTAGAAGTTAAAAAGACTGAAACAGTGAGAGAACTAAAGAAACACACAAAGAACCTTGCACTTATTATTGCGTTTCAGAACAGTATTGTTGAAGCAAAGATGGGTATTGTTAAGAAACTAAATAGTGTTAAGCAATTGACGGATACTTTTATTCGCACTTCAAATGGTTTCAAAGTTACAAATCCAGAGGGGTTTGTTGCAATCGACAGAGTAAGTGGACAGGCAGTAAAACTGGTAGACAGAATGGAGTTTAGTTTTAATAACTTCACTGCAATTAAGGCGTGGGATAGATGAAGACCTTTGACGAACTGACACACGAACTATACGAAAAGAAAGCAATGAGTCTGCAACAAAGACGCAAAGCAGCGCTTCGTATGAAGAAACTTGCAAAGTCATCTGCTTTCAAAGCAAAGGTTGCTAGAAAGAAACTAAAACTTGCAACACCAGAACAGTTGCATAAAAGAGCATTGAAGAAGGCGAAACAAATGATTATTCAAAAGTTTGCTGGACATTCGCCATCAGACTTTGCTAAATTATCTCCTGCTGCTAAGATGGAGATTGATATGAGAATTACTTCAAAGAAGGGCGCCGCTATTCAAAAGATTGCAAAGAAACAAATGATGAAGATGAAAAAACAAGAAGTCGAAAGATTGAGAAGTTTGAAGATTGCAAAAGCAGAAGGGCAAAAAGGATAATGAAAAAGTTTTCAGAATTAAAAGAAGCTAGAGGGGATACTGCCGTTTTTACTTTTGGACGGTTTAATCCACCAACAACTGGTCACGAACTATTGTTGAACAAGGTAGCAGCGGTTGCTAAACAAAACGCTGGTGCTCCTTATTATATCTTTGCATCTCATTCTGAAAATCCTAAGAAAGACCCTTTACCTTATACTAAAAAAGTTGCATACATGAAGAAGATGTTCCGAAAACATGCAAGGAACATTGTAGTAGATAAAGCAAGAAATGTATTTGAGATTGCAGTGTCACTACACAATAAAGGACACAAGGCAATTGTAATGGTTGTTGGTTCTGATAGAGTAAAAGAGTTTGACTCACTTCTTAAAAAGTATGATGGAGTAGAAGGTAGACATGGTTTCTACGAGTTTAGTTCTATCACTGTAGTTTCTGCTGGTGACCGTGACCCAGATGCAGAGGGTGTTGAAGGTATGTCTGCATCTAAGATGAGAGCAGCT